CATTTCGCTTACTCGTGAGGTTGGCAACACAGTTATTATCTGTAAAAGTTGCTTGGGTAAGGCGTTAGGTGCTATTGATGAGGTAAACCCTGACACAAAGAGCAACATTCCTGTTGCAGAGAACAATCCTGCACCGCCTTTATTCTTTAATGCGGTTGCACTCGGTCTGAACAAGGAAGCTGAACCGATTATCAATGAAGAATCGGACGGCTCTGATGTAACACCGCCTGTTACGCCACCTGCTGAGGGTGATGTGACACCGCCTGCTACACCTGAACAGACTGACGATGAAACAACACCCCCTACTGATAATGTAGTTCCTGATGTTCCTCCTGCATCTGATGAGGGAGCAGGAACAGGTGAGGTAACACCTCCTGCCAACCCTGTTACGCCACCTGCTTCCCCGGAAGATGTAACAGGTGACAATCCTGAGAATACAAACAACAGCACTGAGCCTGAGAACCCAAACCCTGAGAACAAACCTTTTGTTTGTCCCCACTGCGGTAGAGGATTCGATTCAGACAAAGGACTGATAGCACACCTCAGATATTGTCAAAAGGCACAAAAGTCTGAATAAAGGAGCTGACCGGGAATGATAGTTTACATACTTTGCGGAATTATCGTTCTTCAGTCTATAATACACCATTTTGAACGCAAAGACCTTTATAACCGCATAATGAGTAGAGATTTATCCGACTACAAAGGCGAAAGGGTCAGCAGAGCTATCTCTGCACACGAAAGGGCGTTAAACAAATGGCGTGGAAAGGACGGTGAGAATGAATAATGAAAAGCTTTAGATTTAGTCCCCCACTTTCAGGCGTTACGGCAGCAGTCGGCAGTTTGTTTGGAAAACCTGAGGATATTGCAGAGAAAATTGTTGAGGTCGATAAAAATGGCACTGCTCTTTATAAAGAGGACATCATACGCAAGGTCTTAGATGATTTGGAAAAGCGTAGAACAGAACGCTCAGGCGTTGAAGCTCAATGGACACTCAATGCGAATTTCCTTGTAGGTAATCAGTATTGCGAGATAAATCCATACAAAGGTAATGGAATTGAGCAGTTAGAACCTGTTTTTAATTGGCTGAACCGAGAAGCATTCAACAATATTGCACCTCTGATTGAAACGAGAATAGCAAACCTCAAGAAAATTAAGTACATGATGAAAGTCAAACCTGCCACCAATGAGCTATCAGACTATGACAAAGCCGATGTATCTACTGCGGTGCTTCAGCATACGCAGAAAGCAACTGACTTTGAGAGCAAGAAAAACACTATGGTCTATTGGGAAGAATTGTGCGGTAACTGTTTTTGGCTTTCGTGGTGGGACACAAGCAAAGGTCAAAAGTGTGCAGTACAAAGGTACACAGAGCTTGACGAGAACGGTCAAGAGGTTCAGAAAGAAAAAGTATTCTTTCAAGGCGACCTTGATTATGGCTTATTAACACCTTACGAGGTATTTCCTGAGAGTATTTTCAAGCAGGGCGTGGAAAATCAGCGTTCTATTATCATTGAACAGGTTAAAAGCATCGATGAGATATACGACCTTTACGGCATTGAGGTTGAGGGTAGCAACATTGAAACCTTTGAGCTTACCCCTGTTGCTGCAGGCGGTGGCTTAGGATATGAAAACACAGTCATTTCCTTAGGACATCGAACCGCAGAAGATGCTGAAAAGGTTGTAACCTACTTTGAAAAGCCGTCAAGACAGAAACCTAACGGACAAATGATTATTATTGTAGGCGATGAACACCTTGTATATTATGGTGACTTGCCTTACAGTCAGATACCGATTGTTCAGGTGGTATGTCACGAGGTTGCAGGTCAGTTTTTCGGAAAATCAACCATTACGGACCTTATACCGTTTCAGAGAAGCTATAACGGTTGCTTGAATAGTTTACACGAATACATTAAGCGTTTATCTCTCGGTAACCTTTCTGTCGAAGAGGGCAGTATCGACATTGATTTCTATGAGGATGAGGGACTTGCCCCCGGTGCGTTCTTAGTATATAAAAACGGCAAGAACCCCCCGAAACCTGTTGAAAATGGCACTCTGCCACACGAGATTATGCAAGAACGCTTCAATCTTAAAAGTGATATGGAGTATGTTGCAGGCGTTTCTCAGCTTATGGTTAGCGGTAATGCTCCGCAGACTAATATGTCAGGTGCAGCTATTTCAAACCTTATGGAAATAGACAACACTCGTCTATCCCTTACAGGCGACCACATAAGAAACTCCGTCAGGAAGCTTGCCATTATGTGGCTTGAAATCTACAAAAAGTACGCAAATACACGCCGTATCATCAATTATGTAGGTACAAACAACATAGCAAAAGCAATTTCTTGGTCGTCTGACGATATTAACAGCTACGATGTTGACTACACAACAGAAAATGAGCTTTTAATGAGTGAGGATATGCAGAAACAACGCTTTTTCGATGCTTTCAATATGGGACTATTCAATGAGGACAGTCCTGTATCAGACAGAGTACGAATATCGGCGTTAGAAATGTTCAAGCTCGGTCAGTATAGCGACCTGCTCGGCATCAACACCTTGCAAATTCAGTCAGCTCAGAGAGAAAACGAGCTGTTTGAAAGAGGTGTTATTCCGAAAATCGCCGACTATGACGACCACGATATACACATTGAGGAACATCTGAGGTATGTTCTTCAAATGGATTTCCAACTGATGAAACTGAAAAAGCCGGATTACGCTTCTGCTCTTGAAAAGCACTTAAACGACCACAAGGCGATTAAGACACGACAGGAGCAACAAGAGTTATTGGCTAATATGCCGGGTATAAACCCCGGAATAATGTAAAGGAGTGAATGGTATTATGCCAAACCCAATGAATTTTGACGAAGCAAGTGCAGGAGCAGCAGCTTTGTTCGATAACGAGCAATTAAATATTGCCGATGCACCAACCACAGAAGAAGCAACACCCCCGGCTAATGACGGTCAGGGTACTGATACACCCCCTGCGGACACACCGCCTGTTGATACTCCACCTGTTGATACTCCACCTGCTGAGGGCAACCCCCCTGCAGATGCACCGCCAACAGACAATCAGACGATGCTTGACCAAGCAGCACAGACGGCAGAGGTTGCAGCTCAGGTTGCTTCACAGACAAATCAAGAAAACGAAGCTCTGAAACAGCAGATTGCACAGCTTCAAGCTCAGAATCAGCAGTTACAGGGTACGATTGATGAAATGTCACAGCAACAGCAACAGTCTGTTGTTGAGAACGCATTAAAACAGCCGACTATTGATTTTGACAGTATGGCTTTTGCAGATGAAGACACTCGTGCTGCTGAAATGAGCCGTTTTGTCAATGAAATGACGGAATATAACAAAGCGATGATGATGAAAGACCTGTCCCCGGCAATCGAATATGCTAAGCAGGGTTTAATGGAAAGAGAAAAAACAGAGGTCATTTCTGCACTTTCCCAAGTACCTGAGCTTAAAGGTATTTCCGATATGCTTCCACAGCTTGACAGGATAATCGCAAACAACAAAGCTTTGCAGTCGCCGGATGTACCAATGGACGAAAAGTACATAACAGCTTATGCAATCGCAAGAGGTGTGAACAGTATTAACACTCCACCCCCTGCACCTGCAAAAGACCCGACCGCAGAGGAGCTTATGGCGTTTTACAACAAAAACCCTGAATTTCAGGAGCTTATCGAGAAACAACGCCTTGAACAGCTTAACCAAAGTCAGCAAGTGCCACCGTTTGCAGCAAGTAGCGGTGCGGTAAATGCGGCACTCAATATACCAAAAGAACCCAAAACAATCGAGGAAGCGGACGAACTCGTAAGAAAAATGTTCGGTGCGTAACCCCGAAAAACAAAAATATTTTAGGAGATGATTTTTAATGTCACAGAATTTAGTAACTTTTGAAAATGCGTTGAAAAACCATTATTTGCCTGCTTGGCGTAATCAGCTCGGTATCGAGCCATCGCCTTTGCTTAGCAAAATCAAGAAAATCAACCTTGTTTCCGACAAGATTGTAGCTTCTGCACCTGTTGGTCTTAGCGGTGGCTTCGGTTTCGGTGCTGAGGGTCAGGCTACTCCTGAAGCAGGTGGCGTAAGAATTGATAAATTCACAACCAATTCTAAGGATATGTATGTAAACATCTGCATTTCCAAGAAAGCGGTTGACCTCACAGGCTCAGGCGGAGCTATGGCTGATGCACTTAAAACTGAGGTTCAGGGTGCATACGACACAGCAAAATGGAATGTAGGCAGAAGCTTGTTCGGTAACGGTACAGGTATTCTTACAACCATTTCTGCAACAGTTGGCGAAGACGGCGAAGACCCTGATGATACAAACACAATCACAGTTGCCGATACAAAGTACCTTAAAGAGGGTCTTATCATCGACATCTACGAGACAGGTGAGAGCGTTCCTGCTGATGCTACAGGCAGAAGAATTATCAGCGTTGACAGAACCGCAAAGACAATCACAGTTAGCGGTCCTGCTGCTACCTTTGATGCAGGTTTCATTACTGTTCAGAACTCTTATATGAGAGAGCTTACAGGTCTTGGTGCAATCTTTGATGATACCATTACAGAAATCTACGGCGTAAATAAGGCTGCAAATCCTTACTTAAAGCCTGTTTGTTTCGATGGTAACCACGACATTGACGATGGTCTTATCACAAAGGCACTCCGTGAAGCTAAGAACATTAAGAACTCTGACATTGATATGATTCTTTGCGGTGATGAAGCATACGACAACTATGTAAATTACCTCAGAGTAAACAACATCAGAGTTGAGGAAATGTCACACACCATTCAGGGCGGTTTCAAAGCTATCAAGTTTATCTTCGGTAACAAAGAAGTTGACATCGTTAATGAAAGCTTTGTGCCTGCAGCTGAAATGTGGGGCGTTGAAACAGGTTGCTTAGAATTCCACTCTAAGGAATGGAACTTCGCACAGCTTCAGGGCGGTGGCGTATTCAACCTTATGGAAGGTAAGAGTGTTTACCGTGCGTTGCTTGCAAGCTACGGTGACTTGATTTGCACAAATCCGGGCGGTCTTATTCGTATTACAAATTGTGCGTAATCTTTGCACTTACACAAACGGTAAGTGATTTGTCGGTTTTTTCCCTGCGGTGTCCTTAAAAGCACCGCAGGGGAAGATTGGCACTTGCTGAACAACAATAATTATTTTACAGGTGGTGAACAAAGTGTCTATACTTGAAATATTTGAAAAAGTAAATCTCGTTATGCCGATTGAGCAAAGGCGTTTTTTCAATTACTTTGCCGACACGGTGAACGAATTGCAATCGCTATACAGCGGTTTTGTGTTTGAAAAGGACACGGAATACATACCGCCTGAGCTTCTTTCAGACGACAATGTTGTGAAACCGCTATATCACAACGCTATTGTCGATAACATCATTTTCTTAGCAGGTGGCGAGGATAAGTACAAAAATGAATTTTTCAGAAAGTCCAACGATGCCTACCTGAAATATTGGAATGATAATGCAAAGGGCAGACGACAAAAAAGACAGGAGTGGTGGTAATGTTCGATAGCGGTATTTCGGTATCAGATTTAGTATCTCAGCTTAAAGATGAGGTCGATATAGCGATACCTATTAAAAATTCAAGCTATGTGTTATGGCTGAACGCTTTAGAACAGTTACTATACACAGAGCTGATACAAGAACAGGGCAAAATCGAGCTTGAAGCGGTCGAAAGCGGTGTAATAAGCATAGATACCCTAAGAGTACCAAACGGCGAAAACGCTGTAAGATTTGAGGATATTTATACTGTTTATGCAGGCAATACACAGTTAAAGGAATCAACCCTTGCAAGCGGAGTGATTTTCCCCAACACATTCTATAAAGAGCAAAACAATATCGGATTGAACCTTAAAAAATCGCCGAGCAATATCAAGATTATATACATTGTACGCCCTGCACTTAAAACAGTCAGTGCTGATGATGAAATCGGAGCAGGTAATGTTATGCTCCCTATTGAGTTTGTGGATTTAGCAAAAGCTAAGCTTCGTGGTGAAGCATACAAAGTAGCCAACGAGGACGGTATTGCTGCAAAATGGCTCAATGACTACAATGTTTTACTTGAAACATTCAAAGCTTGGTTATCGGGAAAACAATCTGAATTTGGAATGTGAGGTGGTGGCTAATGGCAAAAAAGAAAGAAAATCAGCTTTCATACTTACAGATGCCACTACCTGAAAGCAAAAGATATTACAAAATGAAAAAACGCTCTTGGGTGGGTCTGAATTACAGACAAACCATAGATACAGGGGCATTGTCAATGGAAAATAACATTTCTACACTTGAAGCTCCGTATCTCACGCCGTCACAAAGGCGTACAGTCTTTACAAATGACTACACACACCCTATCAGTATGTTTGGATTTGACGATTTCCTAATCGTTATTTACCGTTCAGGCGGTGCAATCTATGTTGATTACATAACGGTTGATGAGGACGGCGATATTGCAGACATATATACAGGGACATTACAGGAAAACGGAGCAACCTCAAAGGACGAATATCCTCGTTGTGTTGTGCAATTTAATGTGTACGACACGCCGACTGACCCTGTATCGGGGCAGTTTGTTAAAAAGCTTCTTATCTTCCCTGATAAAAAGTCTATGGACTTTGAAATCACAGAAGATAATTTCCCTATAAGTGATATGAGCGTACTCATTAAAACATACACGAACAACACCAAAGCAGAGGACGGCACATACCCCCCTCCTGCTTCTGCAAGTCACAACTACTATTACAAGAACCTCTACAATAACGAGGTTTATAAATGGGTTGATGATGAAAGCGACAGCGAGAAATCAGGGTGGAAAGTAAGCGTACCACCTGCTATGCCTGATATAAAATATGCTGCTGTGCATCTATCAAGGCTTTTCGGTGTTGACAATGACCGTGTCTATGCGAGTGGCTATAATGATTACACTAATTGGAACTTAGACACCATTGACGAATACAACGAGAGTAACGCTTGGTGCAGTCCTGCACAGTCCAATACAAAGGCAGGCGGTGATTTTACAGGTATTACAGTGTTTCAAAATCACATTGTATGTTTCAAGCGTGATTTTATGCACGAGATATACAACACTAAAAACCCTTTTAGACTGCAAGATATTTACGCTGAGGGTGCTATCGACAACAGGACAATACAAGATGTTGACGGCAAGCTGATATTTGTATCCGGGGACGATGTTAAGGTCTATACAGGTTCAAACCCTCGCATCATTGGGTACTACCTGAATATGCCTGAATATGAAACGGCCGTATCAGGAACAGACGGCAGGTGTTATTACCTCTACTGTGCCGATGCGGACGACAATGCAAGTCTTTTTGTATATGACACCTACACAGAACAATGGTCTGAACAAACTATTACATCACCTGTTTTGAGCTTTGCACATAACAAAAACGGTATGTATATGCTTTGTGAAAACGGCGTTGTGTATAAAATGGATACAGGTTTATACAACCATTCTTGGAGCTTTGAAACTGACCTTATCACAAATGAAACGGTCGATATTAAGCACATCAAGAAAATACAGATGCTTGCGGATATATCTGCAGGAGCAAATATCAAGGTTTATATGCTTTATGATAACGAAACCTTTGACGAAAACACATCGCATCTTGTGTATGAAAGCACAGGTTACGGTCAAAAAGCTATTCGTGTTAAACCTCGTCAGACGGCAAGCTACGGTATTAAGCTGCACATCGAGGGTTACGGATATGTAAAACTCTACGAATTGGAGCTTGGTATGGAAACGGGCGGTGATTTGTATGTGGGAAGCTGATATTTCAAAGATGAATTATAAAGAACTTCGTAATGAGGTTCAGTTGCTTCGTGATGAACTTGCGATATTCAAGCGTAAGTATGAAGATGCAATCTATAATCTTGACAGCGATAATCTCGGCAAGAGCTTCACTATTGAACAGGGCAAAATGAAAGCACAGATACAGGTTACTGCTGATGCCATTAAAACAATGGTATCAAAAACAGACCTTTTGACATCGTTGGAAGAATACTCCACTATAACACAGACGGCAGAAGCTATACAGACTGTTGTATCAAAAGGTGCAGACCTCGGCAGTGCAATTACAATAGATTCTCTTGCAGAAGCAACAGACATCGCAGAAATATACAAAATTGAAACTGTGAACGATTCAGGAACAGTAATCGGCGAAACTTATTATTACTACAACACTTTGACAAACACTTGGGAAGTGTTAAGCGGCGAAAACATATATACAATGTTTACACAAACCGCAGAGGGTTTTGTTCTCAAAGGAAATACCATAATTGATGGAACTACAACAATCACGAGAAATCTTGTGTTGAGTGGTAATGTTACTTGGGATATGGAAAATTCCCCTGTTCAGACACAGTATTCCGCAGATAATACCTCTTGGCACAGTCCTATGGCAAGCGGCGATATGTATATGCGAATGAGCTTTGACGGTGGAAAAACTTGGAGTACATCAACAAAAGTTGTAGGAACTGACGGCAAAAACGGTACAAACGGCTCTAATGCTTCCGTTACTCCGCAAGCTGTGTTTAATGCACTTACGGATAGCGGAGCGAATCAGGGTATTTTCGCCGCTTTTGTTGAAGATAATGAGCAGATATACATAAATGCTGAATTTGTGCAAGCAGGTATATTAAGCGGTATGACCTTACAGAATACCGCCGGAACTCACAAATTGCAGATGTCGGCAAGCGGTTCAACCTATGGCACATTCAGATTATACAATCAGCATTACGGCAGCGTTCCGTATTTCAGCGTATATGACGACACTTTGGGTGGCGTTGATTTGCTTGCCGCAGGTAAAACTTTTATATCTACATCTGTATCAGGCAGTGAAATCACAGTAGAGCCGCAAGGTACTTGGGATTTTTCAAGTGCTGATGTTGCAGGTATAACGGCGGTATGGGCGTAAAGGAGTGAAAATTATGTTACCAATAACGGCAGCTATGCTGACTGTAACGCACAAATGTAATTTAGCTTGCAGGTATTGTTTTGTTAATCAGTGTCCTGAAGATATGACCTTTGAAACAGCGAAACAGGCGGCAGATTGGCTTGCATCTAATGCAAACTACCCCGATAACATCCCTGAAATAAACTTTTTCGGCGGTGAACCTCTGCTGATGTGGGACGATGTTGTAAAACCTTTAATCTCATATATCCGCTGCACTTACCGACACCCTTATTCTCTGTCAATGACTACAAACGGTGTTTTGCTTTCAGAAGATAAACTGCAATATCTTAAAAAGATGGATGTTGGTATTCTGATAAGCATTGACGGAAACAAAGAAACGCAGGACTACAACAGACCTTTTCACAGCGGTCAAGGCAGTTTTGATGTGATAGAACCTAACCTTATGACCGCTATTGAGCATTATCCGGCTTTGGTGTTCCGTATGACCTTAATTCCCGAAACCTGTCACAACTTTATGAGTAATGTAATGTATGCAGAGTCAATCGGGTACAGACGGGCGTTTGCTATGCCTAATGTATTTGAGGAATGGACAGCAGAAAAAAGGGATATTATGCAGAAACAGTTGCGGATTTATTCAGAATACTACATAGCATCATACAAAAAAGGTGTTATACCGATAGATTTCAGTCCGCTTGAAAATGCTTTTAAGGACATACTTTTAATAAATCAGGCAATAGACAACGGAGAATACAGAGCAAATTCACGGTGTAAAGCGTGTAATCAATGCGGAATAGGAGCGACAAAGTTTGCGGCTATTGACCCTCTCGGCGATATATACAGTTGTCAGGAGCTTACAAGCACAATGAACAGGGACAGCGTGTTTTATATAGGCAATCTCACAGACGGAATTGACGAAGAACGCCGAGAAGCCTTAACCTCTCTGTATGATGCAGTAGCCGTTTCAGGTGCGAACTGCAAAGCGTGTAAATATGATGTGATATGTGACGGCGGTTGTGCCGCTAACAACTATCTTGTAAACGGCGATATAAACACAATTCCCGAGGTGTTCTGTTGGTGGCGGCAGGTATTGCTTGATGAAGCAATCTATGTTGCGACTGTCTTGGGCGAAGCAGAATGTTTAAGATTTAAGCAACATTGGGAGGTAATGTGTAATGGATAAAATAGAGCTTCCCGAATTTCTTGGATATGAATCGAATGACGGTATAATGCTTCTTGCTTCCTGTACTTGCCAATCAAACACTTGCGAATGGGAATATCAGGGCTGTGATGCGTGTTTATACGACTGTCAGTCAACGTGTGAAACAGGTTGTCAGTCGTGTTATACATCGCAGGGGTGCAGCAGTGCTTGTCAGCGTGGTATTTGTCAAACCTCTTGCCAATCAGTTTGTCAGGACGGTTGCCAATCGGCTTGTATGTACGGCGAGAACTGTTCAAGCAACTGTTTATATTACAGTCAGGCCGGCGATAGTTTCTCTTGGACTTCCCCGATTGAACAGGGAGAGCCGATGTTGCTTTACAGCGGTATGTCCGCACCTGTTACGGCAACGGAGTGGAATATGCTTGTCAGATATGTAAACAGACTTTGCAGTAAAAGCATTGCATCTGTTTTAAGGGGTTATCCCGTAACAGAAGAACAAGTAACCGAAGTCGCCAATGCACTTGGCGTATCAGTACCGAAAAAGATTACAGCGGCGTTTTTCTTGGCGTTGGAAGCCGCCGTAAATGCTTTATTATAAATAAAATTTATGTAGGGAGCTGATAAAAAAAAGTATGAAAGTAACATTTAATTCAAAAGATGCACAGACTTTTCGGTGTGATGAACCCATTGAATTGAAAACCTTTGTGCAGGGCAAGGGTGCAGGGTGGCTTATAACATTTCATATTGTCGCAGATAACATAACGCCGGGCAATCTCGATAATATTCTTACGCCTGAATCTGCATCTGTACTGACCTTTATTACCGAAAACGGAAAAGAAAAGGTTGTTACCGGGTACACCTCAGTACGAAGCTGCTCGGTTAAACACGGCGAAAAAAGCGATATAGCAGAAATTCAATTATCAAAAGGAGTTGTAGAAAATGGATGATTTCAAGAGAGTAACAAACGCATTTAACTTTGTTTATGAAAAAGAGCTTGCGGCAAATGAAACCGTAATTTTGAAGATGCCGACTGTTTCACCTAACAAAAGAGGTGTAAATGATATTGGTTGGCAGACTGACGGCGATAATGTTAAGTTATACGGAACAGTGTCGAGTGACCCTGAAAGCGATATGGCTCTTTGGCAGGAAATCAAAGAGAGTGACGAGGTAAACAAAACTGTTTCCGCTATTAAGGTTGTAAATAGCGGTGCTGCTTGCAAAGTTGCAATCAGAGTAATTATGTGTTAGGCGGTGATTTAAGTGAAAGGTAATGTTTCAAAAGCAAAGGGCGGCGGTGGCGGCGGTGGTGTTACTGTCGCTGACGGCAAAGTGTATGTAAAGGACGGTTCAAGAAACATCGAATTGGTTCAGGCGTATCAGACATACGGCGTTTCGATTGACCTGTCAAACAGCAATCCTGAAACTGCTGTTACATATACCGATGATGCAGTCGGTATGGTTGCAGGTTCGCCCGATTGGTACAAAATGAGTATTTTCAACAAAATCAAGCCTTGTCTTTTCAAGAATGGTGCTGTTGTGGGTTATCTCAACCCTGACAATTTTGCACAGTTTGCAGACGGAACGGCAGCAGATATTTCTTCCGGGGACAGCGGCGATGTAATGATTGAGATTCCGAAAACAGGATATAAAATCTCAAAAAGCGGCACAACCCTTACTGTGCAGATTACGGACGACCCGAATAAAAAGGGATTTTCCTATAAGGCACACACAAGAGCCGAGGACGGCGACAGAGAAAAGCTGTATATCGGTGCTTTCTTGGGTAGCAACAAGGGTGACAAGCTCCGTTCTGTATCAGGTGTTTCACCTCTTAATGCAACAGGCTTGACCGATTTCAGAACTTTTGCAAAGGCAAACGGTGCAGGTTATGACCTCTTTGCGTTCTATCCTATGACACTTTTGCAGTGCTTGTATTTGATAATGTATAAAAACCTTGATTCACAGACTGCACTCGGACAGGGTTATGTCGGTGATATGGATTGGGAATATATGCAGAAGAATACAGGTGCAACTATTGACAAAGGTATGAGCTACGGCACAGCAGACCAAATGCAGCAAATGAAATTCCTCGGCATTGAGGACTTTTGGGGCAATTTGTATCAGTGGATTGACGGTCTTGTTTCAGATAATGACGGCAATGCGTTAGTTGCTACTGATAGCTTTAACGATACAGGCGATGGTTACACAAATGCAGG